AAGCATAAAAATCATCTCCGGCAGCAATTGGTATACCAGCTTTGACATAGGGGACCATATCTATTTTGGATGCTAAATTGCTATTTATATCATCTTTGACTTGCTTTAAGTAAGCGCTGGATGGGACCTTATTTGTAGCGGTAGACTCTGTCTGTACAATATCTGTCTTAGCAACATAATTAGCCAGTTTTAATAAAAGGGCATCATTCGTCACTGCCTTGTTAATAATAAAATCCCCTACCTTATCCAGGAAGGTCTGCAAGATTGTTTTTTTATTCTTTGTCCCGTCAATGATTCCCGATGTGTCTATAATGGTAATAGCATCGGCTGACGCCTCATTAAACCCTTTGGCCATATACCGCCAGTCTGCACCGTCTGACGGCGTGACGCCATGCAGATTATCCTTTAGTGCCACATAGGTACTACCCTCATGGTATACCGCATTGTATTTATTATACGTGGCATCCGCGCTGTATACCCCCTTGTCTGCATAGCCAACATTTCCTAACTTTGTATATCCTTCTGGTGCTGCCATAATATCCTCCTTATGCTACGATTTTCCAGTACAGTATCGCGTCAGCTACAACAAAATCAACTCCGGCCCCACCTTTTTGATAAAGCGCACCGGTCTCTACATCCAGATAAAAGTCAGGAGCTGTAATCTGCGAATACTGACTAGCCCTGTCAGCTTCATCCTTTGCCCTGTCAGCCTGGGTCTTAGATTGCTGGCTGTAATACTCGCTGTTATTTGTATCCTCCCCTGGCCTTGTTCCGGTTCCTCCATGGGCCCAGCTTTCTGACAGCATGGCTGATTCGTCTGCTTCTTCTTTTGCGGTCTCTGCCAGTTGCCGTTGCTCCGTGGTTTCCGCCAACTTCGTATCTGCATACTGCTTATATTTCTCTGTAATCTCATTGGCATGGTCAACGGCGCCCTGCGCTTCTTGCCGTACCTGTTGTACATCACTGGTCGCCTGGTCAACAGCTTCACCTTTCTCAACCAGATAATCCACAGCGCCGTTCATCTGGTTTTGCAGCTCTGTCAATGCCTCCACATTAGCAGACCTGACCTGCCGTCCATATCTGGCATTCTTCCAGTCCTGTATCTGCTGATTTATGTCGATATGTACTGGTCGTACTGCCATAACAATCACCTTCCTTTCGGCATACAAAAAGAGCGGGGACAATGCCTCGCTCTCGACAATCCATATCAAATCCTATTCATGACTGGTGCAATCTGGAATGTACTGAGTTTCCAGATAGGTAATAAACTCAGGGTCTGTACAAGTCACCAGGCCGTCTGCAGCAGTCTTATGGCCGTTCCAATAATCATATCCTTCTACCAGCTCGCCGTACCCATTAAAGGCATACAGCACACCGTCAATCTTGGTGATATCCACCGGGATGGTATAGTCATCAAACTGGAAGGACCAGACTCCATCTTCTGACTGACTCCATTTGCCAGAATAAGTCTCACGATTTTTCAATTGGTTACCCTCGCACCAACGTGTCATAAGCCCCGCATCATGTTTATTCTGTAAAGTATCTCTGCGCACTTTTACTGTTCTTAATTCACTCGCTTGAAACTGTACGCATAAATCATTATGTAACCATGTCCATCTATACCTATACGCATAGTTACTATCTTTTGCCGGCGTTGATGCATAAACTGTCGGTTCATTTGGGTCATTAGGATTATTATACTCAACTTCCAAAGCTAATGCATTAAAAGACAATAATAATGATATTAATACACTTAATAAGATTGCAAATTTTCTCATAGAAATACCCCCTTATAACCGCATTATATATCATTACCTCTTTTAATTCAACCCTCCCTTCATTAACTGCCAAATACTTTATTGTGTAGTAATTTTATTTCATCAGTTAAACTCCAATTATCCCACCAAGGGTCTGATAGATAAATCTCCTTACAATCTATACGCCCTGTATTGATTCCTCCCCAGCCAATGCGAGTAAGTGTACCATTATGCTGTAATGTTATGCTTACTGGCGCATCAAACCAAGAACTTGATGCAATTTGTATAGAATGTTCACTATCCCTACTATAAAGCAATCCCGCACCATTACTTGAAATTCCAAAATCCCCAATCCAAGTATAATTAGGTGTAATCCATGTATTTCCTATAGCAATCTGACCGGAGTTGATTGCCACAGCTCCATCATCGTCCACATAAAAGGTCCCGTTACCTATGTCAATTGTACAGCCAATGATATTCGAACCAATTATGGTGCTGCCTTGAATCACCCCCAGCAGGACGTGCAGCCCTGTATTGTCCCAGCTTCCAATCTCGTTTCCATTGGCATTCTTGACTATAATCTTTCCATCCTTAGCAAGGCCATAGCCGCCTACCTCTAGGATTCCGCCACGGACGCGGTCTGCCAGCATCTGTCCAGCAGTGATAAAATCAGCCACCAGGTTCCCATCAATGGTCCAGGCGTTTCGGTAAGGTCCGTTGATGCCGGACGTTGAAAAACCGATGCCGTTCTGGTTTATCTGGATGATATTCGTTGCGGTCTCTTTATCCGGTGTATTCATAACCAGGATGCGCCAGGGATGCATTTTCTTTCCTGTAACCGGGTCCTGGCTGTCAAGGACGACATATCCCCCCAGCCCTCCCGTGATGAGGTTTGACGCATTGGCAATCTTCCTGGCCAGTTCTTCATATGTTTTTTCATTGGATTCCTGCACCGCTTTTGAAATGCTAACCTGCTTATTCACGGTGGCACCGGTGAAGCTGCTCACTGTGGTCCCAAGGGATATGCTGCCCTTTGCCGGGTCATCCAGGTACATATCGAGCTGGGCCAGCAACAGGTCCTTGCTGACACCATGAGGCTTGCTGATAGCCGTCGTGTAATACCCGACCTGGAAACGCCGGATGTCAACCCCGGTGTAATTCAGGTCTACGGCCGATACCTTAAGCGTATCCGGTATCCCGGCTACCTCTTTAAGGTATTCCCTGGCCTTTTCCAGGAGCCTTGCTGGGTCTGTGATGTCCGGCCATTGGAACGTCCCCCATATCTTTCCGTATTCATCCAGCACAGCCTGTTCCGCCGTGATGTAATCCTTCCCGTCATTGACCGATGTAATATCAACCGTCCCTGTCTGTGTCTCTCCAAGCTCGTCCTGATATTCCACGTCTCCTCCGTAGGGTATCATGCATGTTACCACATTGGTAGCATCCTGGTACTTCGTCAGGTCCAGGAGATTGACACCAAAACGTATCTGCTGTTCATTCTTACCTCCATAGTCGTAGGTGTAATTAAGATACTTCTTGCCGTCCCTGTATTCAACCCATATGTATCCACCATGGACGTCTATCAACTGCGCTTTCAGCGTGTTCCAAGTATTGTCAATCTTAGTGGACTCTCGCTTAAGTTCATTGTTTTCATCGGCCACATTCACACGGCCAAGGACAAACTGTTTCCGCTCCTCCACCTGCCCATTATGGTTATCCACCATCTGGGCGAGAAAATCATGGATATTCCCAGTCAATGAGAAAGGGCGCTGGGCGCTGTCAATGAGATAGGCCAGGCTTCCCTCACAGACTACATCCCTAGTGTTATGGAAGTCTGATTCATCCGATAATACACGCCCCTCATATATCAATACTCCGTCCTCTATCACCTGGATGGATGATTTCATCTTTTTCAAGGTGCTGTAATACATATGACTGGAAGGAATACGGAATGTAAGCGCTCCGGTCTTGTTAAGTGTAAGGGTCAACCGTGGCTCAATCACTCTCAGATTTTTGTCGCGCTGGTCATGCAGGCAGTACGTCCTGCCGTCAATCACATTATTGATTTTATACATTATAGGCTTCCTCCCCTATAGCTTACAGTCACTGTACCGTGTCCCGTGAATGTCATCACATGCTCTCCGTCCTTTATCTCAATATCCGGCAGATAGTTCTCTCCCGCTTTTAGGTCAAATGTCTCTCCCCCATATCCCACCTGCATGTCGGATGACACTGTAATCTTTGGCACCACCGGCATGGGGGAACCAATGACAGTAAGTGCAAGTGTTCCGTCCACGTTTTGGTTTCCATACTCCTTGATTACCCCTTCCTCAAAATCGAAGGGGTCCCAGAGCCAGTCCTCATCCGTAGCAGTGAGCTCGTATTTATACGGGTCGCATTCAAATTTCAGTGTCACAAGGCTGAACATCCGGTTCTTTTTTTCATACTCACAGGTCCCGCGTCCCAGGTAATAAAACCCATTGTCCCAGTCCAGAACAATCTTCCGTTTCTTTCCATGCAGATAATTACTGAGCTGGCTCATACGTCCAGCCCAGTCATAATAGCTCCGGTCCTCTATGTCACATTCAATCGTAATCTTGCGGTCCTCATACCGGGTGCCGAAGTAATCCGTCATATCAAGGTACCCATCTGCTCCCGGTATGTCAATCTTACTCTCCTTTACGGATGGGAACCCTATATTGATAGATTTAATTCGGAGGCCAAAATCATCATATGTGTGCTTCTCTTCATCAAAGGTAATTCCTAGATATTTCATTCCATATCCCTTCCTTCCATCCTTCCACGGTTTCCCAGGTTGTCATTCACAGGTTCAGACACAATGCTTCCCACATTCTTCCCGTCCATATTGACAGATACACCGTCCATAGCATTTGCCATTTCCTGTCCCATCCTACGGTAATCCACAGCATATCCCGGACCGTATCCTTCATTTCCATAGGTGCTAGCGGGGAGGCTGGATGTACCAGTCACAGATCCGACACCTGCCAGTGCTGCATTGATGCCTCCATTCCCCGTCATAGCGCCTGCGGCCGCCTGCATTGCATTGGAAACCACGGCCTGTACCGCTGCCTGCAGCTGGCCGGACATGGACCGGATACCATCTATCATACTTGTGATGGACTGTTTCCCCACATCCGACATACTGGACGGAAGCGTGTCCACAGAGCCAAGTACATTCCTGGCAATGGCCTTGAACTGCTCCAGGTTCTCGGTGGAGCCGGATGCATCCTTGATGGACCCGGCCATAGCAGAAACAAGAGCCACCGCATTCTGAGCCGCCGTCAACTTCATAGTCTCCAATGGCTGGTTGAGAGCCACACCAAGCTCTGTCATGGAAGATACATATTCCTGCTGGTATTTTACCAGTTCTGCCGATGTCTCCAGCTGCATCTGTGCAATCTGCTTGGATATCTCCCCGCGCATTGGCTCCATTTCTGCCACCGCTTCCTGGCGTGCAATGCGGTTTTTAGCCTTGAACAGGCTCACATATTCATCCAGCTGGTCGTCACTCATTTCCGTCATAAGCTGGATTTCGGCTGCCGCCTTAGGTCCAAGTTCCTGCAGTTCCGCCAGAAGGTCGTCACCAATGCCACGGCGTTCCAGGTCCCTCAGGTTCTTGCGCCACTGTTTCAACCCGTCCACCTGCGATTGCAAGTTATTAAGCAGGTCATCCGATGTCAGGTCTGTACTGGAATCAAATGCATCGAACAACCCATACGCTGACTTAATCTGGTCTGCCCGCTGGTTGACGGCATCCTTGTACTGGTTATTGAGGTCCTTAATTCTGTCGTTCAGGTCCTTGTACGCATTCGCAACCTTGTCTGTATAATCCTCTTCGGCTTCCAGCATCCTATCATTCAGGTCCTTCTTGGCTGTCAGATATTCCTTATCGGCGTCAATTCTGGCCTGTGTGCCTTCTTTGGTCTGCTTGCGTACCTCGTCCCAATACCCAGCCTCATCCGCAAGGGTGAGACGGTTATAAGCCTTATGGTTTTCCAGTTTCTTTTTGGCTGCCTCCAGGGTGGCCTGTGCGACCTCCTCCGCGCTCTTTTGGGCGTATTTCTTATTGGCCCGGATTCCATCAGCGATACCAAGGGATATATTGCGTCCAACCTCGTCCCGGAACACACGCGATGGAGAGTGGATACCTAACAGGCTCTTAAGGCCGTTCAAGGCTGATTCACCTACACTCTTGGCGGCATCAATGATGGTACCAAGAGAGTTTTTAAGGCCGTTTGCGATTCCTTTTACAATATCCTTACCAATCTGTATCCAGTCAAATTCTAAGAACTTTGCTTTGACACTGGTAAATACCTGCGGCAGTTTTCCGACCAGTTCCGGGATGGCCTGTATGATTCCGGCTGCAAGTTGGCCCAGTAATTCAATTCCCTTCTGCAAGATTTCCGGGAGGTGGCTTGCAATTGTGGCGATTATCTGTATCAGTGCCTCGGCGGCGGCCCCAATAACGGCCGGCAGATTTGACAGGATTCCCTGAGCCAGCTGCCCAATGAGCTTGATTCCCGTCTCCAGGATTTGCGGCAGGATTCCAAGGAATACATCATATAACTTACTTATGATGTTTCCGGCATTCGTTATCAGGGATGGTGCCTTGCTTAATAACCCCTGTGTAAACTGATTAATTGCATTGGCTCCCTGTTGCAGCAGCTGCGGCAGTTTTGTGCTGATTACGGATGTAAACTGATTGAACAGATTTGCAGCCTGCGTCTGCAGCGTCGGCGCATTGTTCAGCAGTCCCTGGACAATGCCCTCAATAATAGACCATCCAAGCGACAACAGGGATGGGACCAACATGATGATGCCCTGAACGATGGCAATAAGCAGAGAACCTCCTGCCTCCAGCAATTGGGGCATATTTTCATTCAGGCCCTGTATCAGCGTATCAACAAAGGATACGGCAAGTTCAATAAAGGCGGGCAGCTGCTCAACAAGACCTGTCGCGATATCCGTTACAAGACCTGCGCCCATTTGAATAAATTGGTCTGCATTGCCTTCAAATTCCTGCCACAGTTCCTCGACCACCATTGGCACTGTTTCTGCCAGCCTTGGGATAATTTCTCCCAGGTTCTTCCCTACATTTCGGGCAACCGTGGCAACCGCATCCGCCAGCTCTTTGGCGGTTCCAGAACCATTCAAGAAGTTGTCAAAGGCTGCCTTTGCGGCGTTCATGGACCCCTCGATGGTAGTAGAGGCTTCCTTGGCTGTTGTGCCGGTTATATCAAGTTCACCCTGGATTACATGAATAGCAGAGTATACGTCATTCAGATTGCTGATGTCATATTTCACGCCGGATATTTTGGTGGCATCCGCGAGGAGACGGTTCATTTCCTCCTTTGTTCCGCCATAACCCAGTTTCAGATTATCCAGCATCGTATAATTCTGCTTTGCGAATCCCTGATATGCGTTCTGGATGGATGTCATGTCCGTACCCATCTTATTGGCGTTATCAGACATGTCCACCATTGCCATGTCGGCTATCTTTGCTGCTTCTGCCGTATCTCCGGCCACGCTCTGTAATAGTGATGCGGAAAAACTGGTGACACTCTGCATGTACTCATTGGCTGACAAACCCGCAGTCTTATAGGCATTGTTTGCATTCTCTATGACTGTCTTGGCATTTTCCTTGAAAAGCGTTTCCACGCCGCCCACATTCTGTTCCAGGCTGGCTACAGAACCTAATGCAGCCTTTGACATACCGGCAAAAGCGGCAGTGATTCCAGCGACTGAGGCTCCCAGGACCGCCAGTCCCCCCTTGGCTATCCCGCCAAGTTTGCTGATACCGCTTGAAAATCCCTTTTCGTCAACCCTTGTATCAAAATTCAGATGGCCGTCGGCCTCAAATAATTGTAAGTCAAAATAAGCCATACTACTCCTTTCGCAGTAGCACGGCTCATTGGCTCACAGATGCTAAATCCTTATTTCAAATTCCTTTCTGCACTCCTTACATTTCACATATACCCCATTGCTATGGGCTGTATTATCATATAACACGGTATTCTTCCCACAATGAGGACATCGGTACCACTTGCGCAGCAAAGGGGGCTTTTCTATCTCTTTCATCATCCAAACATATCCCCTATCTCATAATCAGATGGAGCTGGCTGCGGAATGGCAATGGCCCTCTGTATCCGCTGTATCCGCTGGCGTTCCTTCACATCCTTGATATCAGCTGTGTTTGTGTTCCGGTACATTACCCGCTGCTTAAACTCTGTATCAGACGACAGGCCGTCTAAAAGGATGCGAAACTTCCACCAGTGCATGTCTGTTTCCGTGAGGTCAATCTTATAATCCTGCCAGAACCCCGATATGATGTATTTTGCATCGAACGCAAAATCATACAACGGCTTTGGTATCACCGGCTCTAATTCCTCGTCTGCGCCCTCTGATTCACCGCCCATCTCTATCGTGCACTCATCCATACGAAAAAATTTCATAAGTGGCTCATGGGCATCCCCCCATTGCCAATGTGGTATGTTTTCCAGATACATCTCCATCATGAGAGTCATCTTCTCATCCTGGCTGAGTCCGTCACATCTTATCATATCAATGAACCGCAGCCAGTCCTTGAAATCAGTCACAATTTCACGTTCTACGCCATACAGATTGACCGATTCAGGATAGGCTTCATAAAGCAAGTTCATGCTCATGCACGCTGTCCCCCATTCCAGTTCTTATTCCTCTGTTGGTTGTTCCGTCGCTGCTGGCGGTTTTGCCGTGGGGCATATCGGCTCATCAGCTGCCCTCTCTGCTGGACAGCCTCCTCATTGCAGCGCATACAGGCTCCCATAAAAGCAGCATAGGCCAGGTCACACATTCCTGCGTTCATCTTTCCATCAAATAATTTCTTTGCCGTCCCGGTGCCGTATATATCATCAAACAGGTTATGAAAGAGGCCGCAGTATCCGCGTATCAGTTCACTGTTGTTTCCGGCCTTCTGCACCTTCTTTTCATCCTGTCCCATCCGTTCAAATGCCTTTTCATACTTTTCAGCAAAATCAGCGTCCTGCAGGTCTACCTCAAACTCAATGTTGTTATAACTCCACTTCTGGCTCATAGGCTCACTCCTTTATTCTTATGTTCCCGGAGCAGGATCCGGCGCACTGCCCTCGGTAAATGTCACTGTCTGCCACTTATCAGCGGATGTCGCTGTTCCCAGCACGGCCTCTCCTGCAGCGCGGAAGTTTCCGGAATAAATCAAGGCATCCGTTCCGTCGCCGGTTGTATCCGGTATAACGCTGTAAGCACGTTTCCGTGCTACTTTTGCGTCCCCATCTGTAAACAGGTCAACCGTTACGATTTCCACGGTCGCATCGGAACCAGTGTACTCGTTGTCCGTGATATCGGCCAGCTTCTCATGTACTGAGTATGGGCTGTGCCGGTCAAAACTGTATCCTATCTGGGTCGCATAGCCCACCACGTCCGACCGTTCGGTGTCCTCATCCACATACTGTCTGGAATACTCTTTGGCGCTCTTGGATTCCGACATAGACGAGAACCCCTGCATTCTTATGAATTTAGGTTCTGCGGTTGTACCCACATTCAGGAACGAAACCCGCTTGGAACGCTTAATCAGCTTACCATCGTTAAGCTTATCTGCATTTGCCATATAATCATCTCCTTATTCGTATAATAACCTGAGCTGTACCTGATACTTTGCCAGGTCCGCATCAGACCCAAACAGGTAATAGCTCGACATCAACGTGTTTGATATCACCTGACGTCCCTCCAGCATAGGCAGTATACCTTCATCATCCTGCCTTTCTACCCAGTCAGCCAGATTCTGATAAAAAAATGAATTGTCTATCATGGTCCGGGCATCCCCGTCATAGGCCTCCTTGGAGGTAAAAGAGTATTGGAACTGGTATATCTTCCCTCCATCCACATACTCCTTATAAACAGGTTCTGCCGGGATTGGGTCGAGGCTGTATGACCGGCTGTCCGGCAGGTAATCAATATTAAACTCTCCGTCCCTCAGGTACGGGCAGCCCATGAAATACTGTCTCAGGGCTGCAATCACTGACTCATTATTTATTGTTTGCGGCAATCTGGTTTGCTCCCTTCTGTATGGTTTCGGCCTTGGATGTTTTCATCCTCTCAAACCACAATCTTCCCCGGTTCCCTCCATCCCCTTTGCCTTCATAGTACTGTTTCCTTGCATAAGGGGCCAGGTACTCAATCTTTCCACTCCCGATGACCGTTCCCAGGGTTGCGGACTTTATCATGTATCCTGTGCGCCTCGATGTAAGTGGGTCCATATACCGCAGACACTCGGAATCCACAAATGCCTGCGCATTGGAAAAGGCCTCTGACTTTTCCCTTGCGAAACCAGGATTCCACTCCAGTTTGGCGGTGACAGTTCCCCCCTTACTTTTTGTCTGGTATACACTTCCACGCGGGGTTGTGATTTGGAATATACGTTTTTGCGCCATTACACACCTCCCACCCGCCAATGCTTTAGACCGCCATGACGGTTGTCTGACCATGATGTAACCTTAAATGCTGGCCGGCTCTCTTTCCGCAGGTCTGCCGGCTTTTCAATGTCTGGCCCAATTCCCTTGACGATGTAATCATCATTTTTCAGTGTCCATGTGCCAACGGCCCCTGCATATTCATCCGGTGGAACATATTGACTGCCGCCAAAATCAGCATGAACCGGTATCCTCACCTTATAGGCATCAGCAGATGCAAGTCCGCCATCTGTCAGGCTGACCTTGTTGTCCACATAGAACCATACCCCTTTTATCATTGTACGGTGCCAGACCCGCATCCGTCTCTCAGGGTCAAGGTAAGAATTATAGACTGTTATGTCTGCATTCGTAAGCATGTCCACACCCCACTTTCCGCCTCAGCCAGCCAGTAGGTAACAGATACATATACACAGCATCATAGGCCTTCCGTCTGACCGCTTCTTCCGCCGTCTGACCGTCTGTCTGCTCCACTACATAAGATACGGAATAGCCATCATTGTTCTCAGACCGGACAGGACCCGCCTTTCCTTCCGCCCTTCTCCGCTCCTGCTCCTGTTCGGCCTCATAATACACGTCTGCTGCTGCGCAGACCGCATCCTTTACCATGTCATTTGGTATGGCGAATACGTCACCATTCAGATGGGTAAGGTATCGGATGTACGCTTCTGCCCTGCGCTCAGATGCCGGGAAGGCATCTTCCGGCATTTTCCCACCATGCTCAATCTGATAATATTTGTAATCCACATACATCCGTGACCACCCTCCTTATTCTGTTGGTGTTCCAGCCTTCAAGATAGCAAATGGGCATCTTTTGGCCTTATCCGTTTTCATGGAGTTAATCGGATTAGGGATTTCCCATCCAAGTCTCATGACTGCCCTTAACGCCACCATGTCATTCTGCATCAGGTTATACGCAATGGAACCGTCTGTATTCTGAACAACGCCCTCCGTGAACAGCTTAAAGGTGATGTCCTGACGGATTGCATATACCAGCTGGCTGAAATCGCCTGATATCATCAACGCCTTGGATTTGTCAAAGGCGCCGTTGTTGGGGAAGTTCATCGGGCTCCCATCCAGTGAATATGTGGTTCCGTTCTGCATATCGCTCTTAAATATCGGATTTCCTGTCGTATCCTTCAGGCCTCTCAGTTTAGCGCGCATGGAAATATCTGCCATGTGGCCGTTGACGAAATACCCGGATTCCTCAATCTTGGCAATAATTCCATCCTCCGCCATGATTTTGTCATACAGGTCGTCCCCGGTTGAAAGCGTCACGATGGAACCAGCCTTGGTGGCAGTCGTCACTACACCGTCCCTCCATGTGGATGGCTTCTCCACGTCAAACAGAACCGCACCGTCAATCACCTTGCCGAAGGCCTCAATCACCCTCGGCTTTACCTCACCCCAGATGTCATAGTCGGAATCGTCCAGTACTGCCTCCGGGATGGGGACGATGACCGCAATCTCCTCCGCTGTGATAAACTTCTTATCCCAGGCCTGCTTCGTGGTCTTTTTCGCCCCGGTATCCCCGTTAACGAAGTAGGCAATCGGGAGCATGTCAAGTACCGGCATCTTATAAGTTTTGCTGGACATGTTCGGCAATTTCCGTCCACGCTGCAGGACTGCGGACTGTGTCACTACCCCCTGGATAATCTCCCTCGCATTTTCCTCAGGAATGAGCGACGCTGCTCCAGTCCTGTCAATAATCTGCGCGTCGCCTTCAAAAAGCTGTAAATCAAATTTTCTATGTCTCATAAATTCTCCTTATCTTCTTGCTGCCATGCGGATGGCGTTGTTGATAGAATCGTTTGTGTTCTGGGCGCTCCCCGCTCCACCCGCCTGTGCGGAAGTCGTTACGCGGTAACTGCCCTGACCTGTGAATCGTGGGTTATCTTTCAGGAATTTCTCGGCCGCCTTTGTGAAATCTGTTTTATCATCCACCAGCTTACCAACCTTGAACAGCACATAGTCCAGGTCATCCGGCTTTACTCCCTTATCCCGCAGCAGGTTGGAATTCTTCACCTGTTCTAGTTCCTTTAATGCATTGTCCCTTTCCTGCTCAATAGCGGACAGATTTGGTTTCTGCTTCTCCTTGTTTGTCTTATAATCAGCAAGGGCCGCCTTGACCTCATCCTCGGTCATACCCTGCTGCTGGAAATAAGATTTAAGGGCTGCCTGCTCCGCACGATGCGCCCTTGCATTGGCTATCTCCTCCGCCTGTTCAAAACTATAGGTTCCTTTGTTTCCCTCATCACCGGCATTATTCCCCTGGTTTCCCTCAGAGCCGCTTCCGCCGCCGTCCTCGAAAAGCTGTAAATCAAATAATCTCTTTCTCATGTTTAACCTCCGTTTTTAGTGCGTGAACTGTTCCGATGCTTTTTTGTCATCACGTTTTGGACATAATAAAAGCACCCCTGATGAGATGCTATATAAATCGTATACAATTATATTGCGCATTGATATGGCACAATCCCAAGAACCATGTATCAATCAATGCCTTGCCTGTATCATTCAGCTTTTGCCATTTAACTGATACATTGCCGCTTTCCACGGTCTCAGTCAGCCGGATACCCGCTATCTCCCGCAGGCCCTCAATCATAGTCAACGTGATGGCCGATACGGCGGCACACACGATTGACTGGCCTCTCCGGCCATATCCGGCATGTCCTGATAATGACAGACCATCTCGCCTTACCTTTACTTCAATCACCTGGCAGTCCTCCTTCCTGGCGCAATCCTTCCTTGTAAATCATAATAGATTCTTTCCCGTTGTTCCTGTAACCCCATCCGCTCACAAAACGCCTTGTATTCGTCCAGTTGGGCCTGGTACTTGCAACGCGCCAGCATGATATCATCCTGAGATGCGCCGGCCTGCTGTAATAGCTTTACTTTCTGGCGCTGCGCCCTCATGTTGGTTTCCAGATACCGCTGCCGCTGCGTGGCTTCATAAAGAGTATATTCTTTCCCTTTGAACACTTTTTGTCTATCCTCCTTGCGGTTCTGTTCTGCAAGCCACTTATCGCTAAACTGACGTTCAGATATGCCTGGAATGAACGGATAATACTCATGGTAACAGTTTGCACCCTGCAGGCCGGTTACAGTCCCAAGACCACACACTGTCACCAATTCCCGATAGCTCCAGACCTTTCCCTGCCATGTCCGATGGGACGGCCTGGCACCAGCGTGCCAGTCAATCTCAAAATAATCCGTGTGGAGCTTCTGCGCATTTGTTTGTGATATATGGCCGGTCAGCTGTGATAATCCCGTCATAATGGCCCTGCGTGCTGCCACGTCACACCGGCTGGAATATCCGCTGGCATAATCCACAGTGCGCAGTCCTGAGTTAGTCATCTGGCCTACCACACGGCGGATAACCGTATTGTAATCAAAGGCGCCGGAAGTGATTTCTACAATGGCATTATCCAGATACTGATTATAGTAATCTGATAACGGTGAAAATACCTTCCTGCCCCCGCCCATATCCACCATGAATCCCATGGACCGGGTAATGTTATACAGTTCATCGTTGGATTGCTGTATGAGGCCATTCACAAGCTGCTGTAGCTGCTCATTCTGTTCATATGGGATAAACTCCTCATTGACCTGCTCATAAAGCTCTCTTGACCGGGTGTATTGCTTCTCAACTACTTCGTCATAGAGTTTAAATGTCTCTGGGTAGTCATCACCCACAGCGCTCTTAACAATGTCCTCTATGTCTTTGGTGCTGTTTCCAAGGATATAATACCGGTTCAGCTGGTAGTCCGCAGAAGAGCTTATCTGTCCTGTTTTCTTAATCCTCCGTACCACATCCTCCATGATGCGGTTCTCCAGGCTGCGGAACTTTCGTTCCAGCCCTACGGTCATGTGGCTCTCATAAGACCGGTTCATGTTATGGTATCACCCCTGTCTGCTCCGGTATCCTGGCGGCAGCCTTCTCCTCCGTCTCTCCGTACCACTTCGCACGGTATTCTGGGAGGGACATTACTCCCATGGACACGTCTTTCCTGTCCTCATTGCGTTCTGTCTGTTTATCCTCAATGATGGAATCATCAAAGTCAATCGTAATATCCGTATCCTCATTAAGCCCTGCCACCCTTGCGGCAATTCCCAAGCGGATAATAATACGGATAAGCTCTTTTAATACCCCATCCAGTATAAGCTCATGCTTCTGGACGGACCGGTACATGTCACTGTTCTCAGATATGACCTGTGTCGCGGTCTGCGCATTCCCATTTACAAATCGGTATCGTTGGGTACCAAAACCGCATTTAACGGACAGGTAATTAAGGTCGTCGTCTATGGCCTTGCTATGGGCATCCACACGCAGTTCCATGTTGACTTCTTTAATGGCCTCGTTGGTGTCCTTAAGATAATCCTCCGGCAGCCGGTAAAATACTGTATCACTGGTATCAAATGTAGGATTCCCGTACTTATCGTCCAACAGCTCCGGGGCTACAAATATACGTTTCCGTCCCAGGTCAAACTCGTTTGCATAAGAATCATAGGTCAGGTCAATCTTTCGCAGGGTGTCAACCGCATTGGCAAACAACGCAACCCCCATAGGGTTACTGTCATCATCGTCTGCATTATTGACAATGTTCAACCGGTCAATGACAAACTGAGGCCGGTCAGAGCCGGTCTCTATCCGTTCAGCAAGCCCTGAAAACACTGGAAGCTGTGACCATTCTTCCTTTGTAAGCTCCCGCCCTGCTCCGGTCGTGCACTCCACCACAGTATTCTCAATCACATAAAAGCCATCTTTCAAACGATGAAATTGAATCTGTGCGTATTTCTTCCTCCGGCAGGTCTTTGTAAACACAAAAGCACACTCCGTCACTTTCCCATTTTCCCAGGATAACGGAAAGATGTTCGGTGCCTCCAGATAGTTGATTTTCACTGTGCCATTCAGGATATGCCCCTGGTCATCCACCTCCGCGTCAGCCAGATAGGGTACATACGCAACCGTCCCTTTGGCCGCCTTGCGTTCTTGGTATTCATTCCCCTTGGTCATGAAATTATTCTGTCTCAGGACATCCTGCACAAAAGCATCTGTCGTAACATCACCTATGGTAATCTTGACACGTTCATTCAGCAGCAAGTCAGCCATGTCCTCGCATACCTTCTTTGCCATTCCCAGGCTATGCCGCCGGCACCTCGTCCAGGTCCCCTGCCCACCATATACGCGGTAAAAATGAAACTTTCTAACATTACTCCGGTACCAGCTGTCCCATTCCGCAATCTTGCGATAGAATGAGGCGTCAACCGTATCAATATCTTTTTTCTTGAAATACTCAAATATATTCATCCTCATCCTCCTCGTCCAATGGGTTCCTAACTGTTTCTTCGTACTCTTTTGCTGGCAAATAGGGTTTTAATTTACTCCACATCCCCATGACCAGATAACGTATAGCGTCCATGCAATGGTCGTCCACTTTGACAGGTTCTTCCTTCCCGCGTTCAATTGACTTCTTGTCATACTCATAGGTCCCGAATTCATCAATTGCATTCTGCTGCCGCGGCGATACGGTCAACATGTCAAACGTCAGGAGCAGCTGCACGCGGGTAATGCCGGGTTTTACATCGTTTTCCGCCTTTCGTGTCAATATAGTGTAATCGCAGTCACGGGCCTCCCTTTTGATTTCCTCGACCAGCCCCGTTGCTGATGGGTCCAGGTACAAATAAAAATAACTGCAGGAATACGTCTCATACAGTTGGTCCGTGAATGCAATGAAGTCCTTTGCGTATACGGAAGGACTTTTTTGTTTTCCTGACTCTCGCCCGGAATGGAAATACTCATCCAGGCCTGTAAGCCTGTGCTCATATTCATCCAGGCCAAATGCCTGGAAAGTGGTAGCATTCTGCTGCCCGTAATCACCACCTATACCAATAACCCTGTAATGTTGTTTTTCTGGCTTGGCCTTATGCCGGTCTGAAAACATGTAATAAATGACCTCATCCACACCTATGCTCTGCCCCAGCCATACCCAGCGGTACTGCTTCTCGTCTGCCTGGCGCATTACCTCAGCAGAATCAATCAGGTCCTGTCCCAGCCAGTCCGGCGGAACATCCCGGTAATCTGTGTGGATGTGAATGCAGTCATCGCGCTGCTCCATCTTACGGCACCACTTATTGATGGGAGCATTCGGATTCTTTGGAGGATTGTACAGATAAATCATCTGGAATCCACCATGGTTTCCACGGATGAAGGTAGCCTCGATGTTCGCCAGCTCATCCTCGCCTTCCCCATCGTCAAAGAACTCGGTCAACTCGTCCAGGATTACCAGTTTGATGGGCTTATCCTCATCAATGATTCCCTTTGTATCGTCTATACCATCGGAGCCGGCGAAGTACATCGTAGTTCCGTATTTTTTATAGGTTATCTCCATAGGTGACTTCCCAATCTTGAATGCGCTCTTCTGAACGCCCAGACGATTGATACCCCTCAGCATCTCCTTATACACCGTCTTACGCAGTTTGTTGTGATGCTTACGCAGGACAACTACGGAGCCGTTCTTATCACTGATTAGCTGATAGTCAGCCCGGACAGCTGCATAGCTGGACTTCGTGCCGGCGCGCCCGGATGTCAAGATGATGTGTTTATGCTTTGTATCGTTAAAAATCGGTAGGTATTTCGGTATCACTATCTCCGATATCCTGACCTGCTTCTTTGGGCGCATCGTTCACCACCTCCACACCGTCATCCATCTCCGAGGACGCATTCCGCCGCATCCGCTCCGTATCTGCCTTTAGCTGCTCCATCCGTATCTTCTGTTCCTCCAGGTCTGTCTCAGATTTGGAAGTCTGTCCCAAAACGTCCTTGATGGCCATGAAAGCCTTCACATCCCCGCGCATGGCCTTTTCTATCATAGCCATAGTAATAATCTCCTCATAGGTACTTTCACCCCCATCGGCACGCAATATATCAGACAGGCCTTCAACCTCAGCCTTCATTGTCAGAAGCCTGTTCATCGTATCCCTCATGGCGGCCTTTCGCCTCCGGGCCTCACCGGATGCCTTACCGCCTGCAATTGCTATTTCTCGCTGTTCCCTCGCTGTTCGCTCATGGAAGCCATGTCCATTTAGGTTTTCATTGTTAGCCATCACCTCACCTTCCTATCTGGCTGTTTTAAGTATAGAAAAAGAGACAGCCCAAGCTGTCCCCTTAACTATTCTTGACTAAATTAATGTACCAATAATTTGTAAAATTCCCCCCACTATTATCAGCAAACAACCACAAATTACATAGGTCTTTTCTTTTTTGAATGATTCCTGCGTATTATCAAGCTGCTCACAGGTTCCAACTCTCTCAATTTTAGCGGTAAGAATATTCCATAAACTAAAAATAGTCCCTACTGTACAGATAAATATTCCCACAACGCATAATAATTCTTTTATATTCATTACATTCTCTCCCTTCTCCTTTCTCCTATAATAACTCAAAATATAGCAAAAGAAAAGTATCGCATAAGAAAAGGAGGCCCCGGACGCCCTAAGTTTCAGGCGCCGGGAAATTGGTAACAGAAAAGGCACCCATTGCTGGATGCCTGAATGCTTACACTTTTCTCATTTTAAATTATATCACATATCAGCGTGACAAACGTGACAATTTTACTTGACGCGCATAAATCTTGAAAATTTTTGTTTACAAGCCTCCGCAGTATACCCCTCTCCCATTGCTTCGGCTACTTCATCCCAGTTTTTTCTGTCAATACAGTAAAATTCTGTAATACGTCTTAATTCACTATCATCAATGCTGTAAATATATTCTTCCGCATCGGCAACCATCATTTCAATTCTGGATACATGAAGCTCCTTCTTTGCTTTCCTCTCCCTAAGCCTGGCACGCTTCCGATTGATGGCCGAATGGTCGTTCTCTCCACGAATCACACAGGTTCCAAGTGGTTTCTTTCCTCGTTTTCCTCTTGTCACAACATCTGTAACTTCCCTATCAAGCGGAAGCATAGACCTAATTTCTGCTTCCAAATTCTGTATTCTACGTTCTTCATCTTCTGCCTCTTTTATCATGCTTGCATATTGTTTTAATATGCTCTTATCTGCCATTCTAAAACCTCCTTACCCCGCGCACTTGCCATGTACAGCCTGTGTCTCCTCCGGGTCCTCAATTATATAACACTCCATAGTCGTGTTAACATTGCTATGTCCCAGGACCGCCGCTATGTCCTTAAGTGATGCCCCATGCCGGGCCATGTATGTAGCCAGGTACGCCCTGAACCTGTGTGGGTGCAGATTTAATCCATCCAGACGCTGGTCATTGGTCACTATATCTTTAAGCATTTTGCGTATGGTGCAGGTGCATACCCTGCCGTACACACCCTTGGTTTTGCGGTAGTTGATAAACAAGGCCTCGCTGGTGTCTGGCAATGCCCGGCGCCATTCAAGGTATGCCTCCAGATGTACAATAGCGCGTGGTGTGAAGAACGCCGGCCGCTCCTTTCGTCCCTTTCCGTAGATAATGCAGCGCTTCCTGCTAATATCTATATCACCCACATCTAATCCGACCAGCTCTGATATGCGCATCCCGCGTCCAGATACGGACACGCCCAGCACCCGTACCGTATCCTGCCCTTGTTGTTGCGCTGGCCATCACACCCGTGACGCCCGTTGTCTATGTAGCACTGTCTCATATTACCGTATCACTCCCTTCGGCGGCTGGCGCAGCTCCGGAACCGGACACAGGCTGGTGTACATATAAGGCGGCGCCGTCCGGATGTGCTCTTTGATAGCCTCGTCTGCCTGGGCTGCCAGGGCCTTGCTGCGGTCGATGCGGCTGACCTTGGACTGCTTACTGCCTCTATTTTTCATAGACACCACTGTTCCATTGCGTCCGTTACCACCTTTAGGACCTGTACTGCAAAGGTTAATCCTATATAAAATCCCACCCCTACGATGACGCCAAAGCTGTACCATTCCAGTACTTTTTTAATACACTCCTTGCACATCTTCTGTTTCTCCTTTCGTATCGCAAATATCAGTTTACACGAGTATTCCAAGCTGTGAGTGCTCCGTCCTGAGATGGCCACATCATCCCTGTAGATGCTGCATAGCACTCCTCATTCGTACATTGTACCGCCCAACCATCAAAGGGCGCATATGCAAGTGGTTGTCGTTCTAAGGTTGCTTCACTCCCACAAAAGGGACATTTTTTTATCATATCTTTTATCTGCATCAGATACCTTCTTTCTTTGTCAAATGTTAATCTACAGCATTCTCAACTGCATCAACTATTTCAGCCACTTTGTATTCATCCGCCGCAAACACTCCGTCGCAGCAATAATCTGTTATAGGACATTCGCGGCAGTCATAATAATTTCTGTCGCAAATTTCTTTCGCCATTCTGAAAAATTCTTTTACATCCATATTTCATTCCTCATAACCTTCGTTAAATGCTAATTTAACGGAATAACCGGGCAACAGCTTCTCGCCCCGATATACGCTTTCCTACCACCGTGAGTCCATCCACGGTATATCCACCGCTGTATCCTTCCAGCATGACGCACTCTGTCCCGCAAATATCAAAAGGCTGGCTTCTAACTGTAAAAACCTTCCCCTGGTTCTTTTCAGCCACAACATATTTATCATTCATAATTACAGAATCTCCTATATTCATATCTATCTCACCTTCCTCCAGTTCTCCCGGAAATCCTCAATTTGCCGTTTTTGTTTCTTGTATTCTACAACTGCATCATCATATAGTTTCTTACTGCATTTTGTCGGATTTCCAATGC